TACAGGAATACGCCACACAATGGCAATGGTTCTATAATCACGAACGACCGAATATGGCACTGAATGGCTTCACACCAATGCAGCATATTCAGCGCTTATCTGATTCTACTTATCTGCCCGGTTAAAAATGGGGGGATTACCGTACGACTGCCCTATTGAGGCCGCCATAGCCTATAACGAAGGTGCGCTTAAATATCACGGAAAGTATGCACAAAAGAAAATTGATATTAATCTTAAGGCTATAGCCGAGCGTCTTTCCTGCTGATATTTACTTCTAATTTTTACAACAAAACAAACCTCGCCACGGCGGGGTTTTTTATTGCCCGGAGAATGACATGGCAGGTGAGAAGAACGCCGGTAGCATCGTTTATGAAATCAGCGCCGACGTTGAGCCGCTGTTACAAGGCGGCAAACAGGCCATTGATGCTCTGGATAAACTGGATGCTGCGGCCCAGCAGTCCGGAAAAGGCATGGATAACCTCGACGAGAGCACCTCACAAACCGGGGCCGCGTTTACAGCACTGGCTGGGTATGCCAACTCCATGGACAACCAGCTTCGCAAGCTGAACACGAGCGTTAGCGGTATTGCGCGCGCCATGGAGGAGGCTCGCACTGGCACCGGAAGCACCACGAGCGAGTTTAACCGAGCAAATGCTGTTATTGAGGCACTCGGTAACCAGGTTGCGATCCTTGAAGAAGCGCAGGTTAATGGAGCCAGAAGCGCCGCAGTATTCGCATCGCAGTTAAGGGCTGGAGCCAATGCCACCGAGGAAGAAAAGCGTACTATAGCTGAGTTGGCAGGTGCTTTTTATGATATGAAAGCCTCGTCTGACGAGGCCGCAAAGTCAGCCGCGTCAATTGCAGCAGCCACTCAGCGAGCTGAATCATCAATCTCTGGGCTTGAGAAAGAAGTATCAATTCTCAATACAGAAATGCAGGCAGGATCTCGAAGTGCGGCCATCCTTGCCGCTCAGTTGAGTGCTGGAGAAGGGGCATCTGACGCCCAGAAGGCGAAAATTGCACAGCTCGCTGGCTCTCTCTTTGACATGAAGGAGGCCCAGAAGGCTGCATCATTGGCATCCGCAGAGGCAGCGAAGCAGTTAGCTCAGCAAGCAAACGAAGCCAATCGCATTAGCGGAATAACTTCTGATCTATCTCATCAAATCGCCATACTTAGCGAGCAGCAAACTAATGGTGCCCGCAGCGCTGCAATTCTTGCTGCCCAGCTCCGCGCCGGTGCTAGTGCCACTGATGCGGATAAACAGAAGATAGCCGAGCTAACCGGCAAGCTCTTCGATATGAAGCGCACGGCTGACGTGGCGGCTGGAGGAAACAAGAACTGGAAATCCAGCATGCAGCAGGCTGGATACCAGGTGAACGATTTCATTGTGCAGGTGCAGGGCGGGCAGTCGGCCCTGGTTGCCTTCTCCCAGCAAGGCTCACAACTCGCTGGTGCATTCGGCCCGGGCGGGGCAGTAATTGGTGCAATCATTGCTCTTGGGTCAATCATCGCTGGCACGCTGATCACATCGCTAAATGGTGGTAAGAACGCCATGGACGCGCTGAAAGATGCAGCCGAAGCGATGGACAAGGTTATCAACGTCTCTATCAATGGAGTGGCCGCGCTGTCAGACAAGTATGCGTACCTGGCGAAGACCAACGCTGAGGTCGCAACGCTGATGCGTAACCAGGCGCTCCTGGAGTACAACGAGGCGATCAATAAAATACCGAAAGCCATCAGTGACGCATCAAGTTCTCTACTGTCTTTCGGTGATAAAGCATTGTCGGCGTTCTCTGGCGGCTATGCATCGGTAGATGGATTTAATGACCGTCTGGCTACTCTGGAAATTACCACCGATAACTATGCCAAGGCAGTTAAGCAGGCATACGGCGCAGGTCAGGCGTTCCAGGCTACTGCGAACAGCATCGGCAATACCGTAGGAGCCGTAGCGGACAAGTTCGGCATCACCGAGCAGAAAGCATTTGAGCTGAGCAAGCAGCTTTCAGATATTGCCAAAAACCCATCGCCAGAGGCTTTACAGCGTTTGGCTACAGAGTTGCAGAACACGCAGAGCTCTACTGAAAAGGGGCAAACTGCGCTCACAGCGTTCGTTGGCAAGTTGGTAGAACTTTCACGTGAGGCGGTAATCGCCAAAGGCAACGTCGCGGCGCTCAAGCAAGAGACAGACAACCTAACCAGCGGCCAGAAGAACCTGATCAAGCAGTCAGAACGCAATCTGGCACTGTCTAAGCTCCAGGGGGAGGCGCGCGCGCGGTTGCAGGCGCAATACGCTGCGGAAGATGCCGGGTTTGCGAAGGATGATCCGCACGCGAAGCAGATGCAGGATGACGCCGCCGCTACGTACAAAAATACGCAAGCGCAGAAGACGCTTAAAACAGAGCAGAGCAAGGGCGCTTCACAGGCGGAGAGAAACGCAAAGGTCCTGGAGGAATATCGGCAAAAGGCAAACCTCTCAGCTGACTCGACTGCGGATCTCTCTCGGGAACAGGCCATTCTTGCCGCTCGACAGAAGCTTACCAATCCGACACCTCAACAGATCGCTCAGGTAGAGCGTGATGCGGCGGCGGCGTGGGATAAGGCTGCAGCTCTAAAAGCACAGAATGCAGTGCCCACTCTCAAGGAAAATGCCAATTACGCAGCGCAGAAGAAGGCTCTTGAAAGCCTCAAGGGCCAGAAGGATGCTAACGGTCAGCTAATCCTATCTCAGGAGCAATACAACCAGGCATCTGAAAAGCTTGAGCAAGACCATCAAGTTGCGCTTGCAAAAATCCGCGCCCAACAGGTTGTAACCCCTCAGCAGTCAGCCAAAGGCGAGGTAGATCCGGTTCAGAGGCTTGCTAATCAGCACGCTCAGGAGTTAGCGTTAATTCAGCAGTTTGAAAGCCAGAAGGGGCAGCTAACCCAGCGAGGCCTTGAACTGACGAATGCGGCCAACAGGAAGTATGAGCAGGAAAGGATTGCAGCTCAGTGGGAGATATTCAGAAACCAAAATGCTGGGACAGAAGCACTGGCTGCTTCAATTGATGCGCTGGCAGGGAATGCTTCCAACGCATTAACGGGAATTATCACAGGCAGCATGACGGCCAGTGATGCAATGCGCTCTCTTGGTAGCACGGTTCTCAACAGCTTGGTTAATACCTTCGTGCAAATGGGGGTGGAGTGGGTCAAGTCCGCCATAATGGGCTCCACAACTCAGCAGGCTGCAATTGCAGCGACAACGTCAGCCCAGGTTGCTGGTATAGGCGTGCAATCTGCTGCAAGTGTCACGGCAGCTACCGCATCGACTGCAGCATGGACTCCGGCGGCCATTATGTCCTCAGTGGCTTCGTTCGGTGGCGCTGTTGCTATTGGCCTTGGCGCGATGGCGGGCATCCTGGCGCTGTCTGGCAAGCGAAAGAACGGCGGGCCCGTTTCGGCTGGTGGGATGTATCAGGTAGGCGAAGGTGGCATGCCGGAGATTTACCAGGCCAGTACCGGTAAGCAGTACATGATACCGGGCGACAACGGCAAGGTAATTAGCAACAAGGATATGCAGAGCGGGAGTGGTGTAATAATCAACAATATCGTGCAGAATTACACCTCTGCTACTGTTGATTCTCAGGGAACTGTGAACTCAGATGGTAGTATTACCCTCACTACGATTATCGCGGATTTGAATAATGGAGGCCCGATAAGTCAGGGTATAACCAGCAACTTCAACGTGAAAAGAACCCCGAACGGTCAGGGATAAGGAGATTTACGTGGTTATTGAGCCGGGCGAAATGCAGACAATACCAACCGAGATAGGTAAGCCACATAAGATATGCCCGAACAGGGCGGTCGAGTTTGTCTTTACTCTAAATGATGGATCAAAAATTAAGGGTATAGCGCCAGCTGGCGAAGATCTGGAATTTACCAATAATGGCGATATCGTTGACATAAAAATCAATATTTACGAGGCACCATCCGGGCCCCGGCTTGTTGATTAATCAAACCCGCTTCGGCGGGTTTTTTAATGCCTGGAGTTTAGATGCCAATTATCGACTATCCCGACTGGCTGCC